GCGGCGTATTGGGAGCGTTGGAGTCCGAGGATGCGGGCCTTCTCGGCGCGGATGCGGTCGGCCTGCTCGCGGGCTTGGCGATCCTCGCCATCGGCTTGGGCGCGGAGTTGCTGCGCCTGCTGCTGGACGAGGATGTTGTTCATGTTCGCTTGGTCGGCTTGCGACTGCGAGTTGAACATGGCCATCTCCGAATTGAACTGATCCGCCTGCGCGGCCCGCTCCGCTGCCATGCGCTGCCATGCGGCGTTCTGCTCGTTCTGGATGCGGTTGTATTCGGCGATGGCCGCTTGGGATTTCGACTGCTGGTCGGCGGAATACATCGCGATGCCGGTCGAGGCGGCGGTGGCGACAAGAGAACCGATGGCTACCCATGTGACAGGATCAGACATTAGAAACCTCCTCGGTTGGCGTCATTAGAAAAACTTGGTCCCGGTTTGCCTCACAAAACCCCTGCCTCTCCAGCACGCGAGCGATTCCGGGATAAGTGAAAACTGCCATGGTATGGTAGCCGAAATCCTTGGCGATTTTTTTGAGGCAAGCCACGCAATGTTTGAAAGCGAGCATCGCGGTTTTCAAGGAAAGGCCGGGGGCGCTCACGGCATGGTCTGCTAGACACATCCCGCAGGAGTTGTCCATGTGGAGGAAGAGGGCGGAGACCGGCTTGCCGTCGATCTCGCAGACGACTCCGCATTTCGGGAGCATCGGCTCCGGGCGGCGGTGCTTGCCGTGGGCATGCCACCACTCCGAGAGCATCTCGTAGTCGGTCGGTTCGTAGTGGCGGATGGTGATCTCACTCATTGCCGTAAGCGTCCCACTTGGGGAGGATCGAGATGATGCACATTGGGTAAGGTTCGTTCTGGCGGACATCGACATCGGCGTCGATGCCGAACGCTCCGCCGAGGATGATCTTTTGGTCGCCCGTGGTGGTCGTCGGGGCGAGAGCATACCATGTTCCATTATTTGTGCGAACTTCGCCGCCCCGGCTTTTGAGGGTGCGGACGACGACTTGGTGGATGCGCTTCTTGCGCGACTGCGCGGTGCCGTCCTCGAAATCGGCGTCGAGCTTCATCGGGCGGAGCATTGAGGTGTAGGGCAGGCCGACATATCCTGCGGCGGCTTGGGGAACGGTGATGGCACCGTTGTTGACCGTGCGCGTGACGGGAGAGCTTCCTTCCTGCATCACCGTAACGGTTTTGCCTTCCAGATGCGCGAGGCCGGAAATCGAGCGGTTGACCGCGCCGGTCGCGAAGGAAACATGACCATCGAGATAGCGGTAGTCCTTGGCGGTCTGGTCATCGATGTGTTTTCTCCAGAGGAGCGGAAATCGCTCCACGGTGCGCTTGGTGGCGGCGGCGTCACCGGTGTAGGTGAAAACGCCGTCCGTCAAGTTGGAAACCGGCGCGGAGTAGCTGCCATCCACAACGACAACGCGAGTTGTGGTCGGGGTGATCGAAGAATTGGCAATGCCTAGCGACTCGCCAATCAAGCTGCCGATGGTGAAGGTGTTCGACCCGGGATTGGCCAAGACGACATAGGTTTCCGTGGCTGAAAGATTCGACCCGGCAGGGAGGTTCGTGAACTGGACTCTTTGACCGGCGACGATGCCGACATTGCGCTTCACGACCATCCAAAGTTCGTCCTCGGTGCCATTTCCGTAGATGGTGGCGACCGACTCGACATCCGCATCGCCGAGGGTGTGGCGGTGCCATCCGACGACTTTCTGGTCGCGCTCGTAGGTCATGGCGATGAGTGTGCCGTCTCCGCGAACGCACCAGAGGACCGCATCGGGTTGTTGCTGGTAGGCAATGTCCACGATCTCCCCGGAGGTGATGTGTTCGGCCAGCAAGGTCAAATCCGGCGCGACCCAGCCGTCCTTGTTGAGTTCGTAGACCAACTCACGCACCTTGCGTCCGTTGCGCTGGACGAAGAGGAGGACATCGTTCACCAGCGCGGCCTTCATATATTTTGACCCGTAGGATGATTGCCGGTTCGCCTGCACATTGGTGGCCGAGAGCGCCTGCGAGGAATCGGCGCTGCCAATCGTCCACTCGTCGCCGGATGTGCCGATGAGAAGTTGGGATTGGCTATACATCCAATTGATGCGGTTGCCCTCCGAGGCCGCGAGCGTGAACTGCACGGCATCGCTGGCGGTGACGCCGGTCTGGAAGTTCTCGAAGTCGTCGATGGCGCTGCACCAAATCGTATTTGGCTGGGTGGATGTGCCTCCATAGCAAAGGCGTTGCTCATGCATGGCGACCGAGCGCGGGTAGCCGGTTTGGCCCGAAAAGCCTGGCTCGGTCCAAAGGGTTGTTTTTTTATTGTTGAGCGAATCCGCTCCAAGCCATTCCGTCACGGTTGCAGATGCCGTGAGTCCGTTGCTTGCTACCGAGTTGATTTTAACGATTCCGCCTGTCGAGTAATTTGAATTGGAAAGAAGGGCGCGGGCTTTTGTGTCGAGAGTGTAGGTAAAAGTTCCGTCAACCAATCCGCTCAAAGTCAGCAAGGAAACGCTCACGACTCCCGATTTAATAACGACTGCTGTCTCTCCCCCGTAAATTCCGTTGTTTGCGACGGAAATACTGGTATTGTCCAAATTTTGGATTTGGAATGTGTTGCCGCTGACATTTTTTACCGTGTAAGTGTCTGAGGATTTCAGTGCGCTGGTCTCAGGGAGTAAAGTGAATTGCACTTCTTGCCCGTTGGCAATTGGGTTGGTGTGGGTGCTAACCCAAATCTTTAGTCCGCATCGGTCGGCCTCATTTCCGCTGGCAAGAATGTTTTTGTCGGCGTTGACATCGTATTCCCGGACGACCTCCATCTGTGAAAGGTTTTCAATTTCTGCGGTGCCAGAGGTGCCGCCGGAATTTGCCACCGAAATTGTGTAAGCGTTGTCGTTTGTGACCGTGATCGAATACGGAATGGTCGTAGCCAAAGGCGATCCGCTGACGATGTGAACGAAGTCGCCTGTTTGGTAGCCGTGGTCGGTATGTGAAATCGTGGCGGTCGTTCCAGACCGGGTGAAACTTTTTTTGATCGGCCCTTTTTTCCAGACTTCGTTAGGTATCCGCATGAGGCGGAGGGTGGCGTTCCAGATACCGCTGGTGCTGAAATCCCACGCTCCAATGGTATCGAGGGACTTGCTCACGCCAACGGCGTTGATTGTGTATTCTGTAAACGCAGTGAGTCGTTTCCATTTCAAGTCCCAACGGGTGTTGACATGGCCGGATTTGAAAATTGGATCGCTTGCGGTGAGCGTCACGGTGCCTTGATTGCTGCTGGAAGAAATCGTGGTGTCGGTGCTGTTCCGTTGCAGTTGTGGCGGGAAGTCCCAAACGACCTCCGCGAATGTCCAGTTGTTATCTGCGAGGCGCGAGAGTTTGTAGGGGGGGTAGTTCGCGTGGGCGAAATACATGATGTCGTTGATCTGGACATATTGAATTTCGCGCAGGTCGGCTCCCACATACGGGTGCGAGATTTCCAAAGTCCCGCCCGAGGTGTTGGTCTGCAAGGCTCCCGTGGCGGGGTTCCAAAATCGAAGGTAGCCCACGCCCATTTCGATGAGGAACCGGGTCGTGGTCGAGAAGTTGAACCCGATCAAGCGGGTCTGGCTGGTGGCCGATTTGGTGGCTCCGAGGAATTGCGTCCCCGGGCGGCGGATGACGCCGCCGTAGGGCAGGATTTGGAAGTTCTCTAAAGTGCGGCAGGCGCTGCGGTATTTCTCCAAGCTCGTCCGGGCGTCGATGAAGGGGGAGACTTCACCGGCGTTGAACGAGGGATAGAAATCGAACTTCGGCATGCTACTTTTTGAGGTCGCGGAGGATTTTGACGAGGGTGACGATGCCGACCGCGAGGCCGACCGCCACGGACGCGAGGCGCATCCACGCTTCCAAGTGAGGGAGCATGGAATACACCGCCGCACCGATGGAGGTGGCGCTGCCGACGAGGCCGGTGGCTGCGGATTTGAGTTGGTCGCCGTTCATTAGCTGTTGGCTTGGGCAAGCAGGTTGCCGAGGATTTCCGTGGTCGTGACTTGGCCGAGTCGAGTCGTGTTGAGGGCTGATATTTTCGAGAGTTCGCTCGATAACTCGGTTCTGACCTGTGAGGCAATCTGGCTGGCGGTGGGGACGGTGGGCGCGTTGGTCAATGTTGTCGCGGTATCGACAAGCCCGCCGGTGATGGTGCGGGTGGCGTGGCTCCAGACGGCGGCTGGGGTTAGCACGGCAGTGCCGGCAGTGTTGTCCACGGGGACGCCGAGGGCGACCGAGCCTGCGGCTGGGACTGCACATGTGCCGGTCAAAGCGCCCGATGCGTAGCTCACGCCGCTGCGCACATTGCTGGCGGCTGGCATGGCTGCGTTCGACGAGGCGTCGATGAGAGTTTTCGCGCCTGCTGTATCGCAGTAGTTGAAGACGGCGACATTGCTGCCGAGTTTTTTGAGACGGATGCCTGTGCCGCTGACTGGAGACATTCCATTTGTGCCGAATTCGAGTTCTTCAATTTGAATCACACCGAGGCCGGAGTTTGCGGCTCCAACAGCAGCCGCTATTCCCGAAGAGTTGCCGGGACCGTAGGCATTTCCTCTTGCGCGTTTTAAATTAACAATTCCCGTGGATGAATTTAACACTCCTGCTCCCGTGCCGGTTGCTGGCGATCCGGCGGCTATGCCGTTGATGTTGACGGTCGCTGCACCTGCATTTCTTACGCCGGGTGCAATTCCTGTGCCTCCAAAGCAATTCCCATTAACATTTATAGTTGCTGTGGAGCTTGATATGTGTATTCCAGCACCGGCAGTAGTGCTTCCGCTGCCACCTGTGGTGTTTCCGTTAAAATTTAAAACTCCAGAACCGCTTACAAGCAGAGTAGAATTACTGGTTCCCGCAGATGATGCATCTCCAGTTAAATTGCCCGTAAAATTCAAAGTTCCCGATCCTGTAAATTGGATAACATTTGCATTTCCCGATGCATTTACGCTTGAGGCGTTCCCGACGATTGATGCCGAATTAGGGAATGACCCCGCATAAGTAACAATTGCCGCGCCACCAGTAACTTGCCCTTGAATCATGTTTGCGGTCAAAGTCACACCATCGGATAGAGTGAATGCGCCTCCAAGAGTTGCCCCTCCCGTTGTGTCGTTGCGGACTTCAGCCACCGTTGTGCTGACATTGACGGTGATGGCAAAGCTGTTTGACATCAATACATCGGAGGATGTGAATGTTGGGAATAGGTTGCTGGCTGTGCCGCTGGGCGTGGTCGCCCATACATCTACGGCGTTGATGTTTCCAGCTTTACGGGCGTAATAGGTAGCCATGACTTAAAGTCCTTTCGCGGTGATGTAGGATTGCAACGCTGACTGAATCGCAGCAACGGCGGCTTGCTCTGCGGGGTCGGCGATCTCGGAGAAACTACCGCGCAGGAGACCGAAGGCTGCGGAGTCGGCGGTTTCGACTACTTCATTCTCCACCCGTGTGGGAATTAAGCGCATTGCGATGGATGCGTCTTGCGAGCCGTCGGCTTTGTAGAATCCGGTAATGGCAAGGTTGAGTGAGAAGTTCGGGTATGTTTTGCCGTCGATTTCGATTGGGTTGGTAGCGTTCATGGTGTTTGGATTTTTTGAGGTTTAGGAAAATTGGAGGGACTCTTTGGAGGACCACGCGCCGACTGCGGCTTGGGTGGCCGTGACCGACCCATCGGCATCGGTGGTGATGCGGGTGATCGTCCAGCCGGTGGAGGCTTCGGCGGTGCCGGTGGGGGCAATGCCGTAGTAGTGGTAGGGGGAGTCCCAATCGGCGCGGGCG